AAACATGGACTACTCATGCGGTAATTTACACACCTAAAGCGGCTCAATGGATTTTAAACAGGTACTATCCTGAAACCTCACAAATCTATGATGATTTCTTACGGGAAACGGTACAACCGAACCTTAACTGTTATATCTGCAAGCCGTTTATCTGCACCCAAAGACCCGACTTTTCTGATTTATGGAACACCCACGCTGATTACGGTATTATTCACACAGAATCCAAATTAACATGACTGGTATTTATAAAATAACATCGCCAAGCGGTAAAATTTATATTGGTCAATCTTGGGATATTCAAAGAAGATGGAAATTTCACAAGAGAGGGAAAGAAAAAACCTACTTGCAAAATTCGTTTAATAAATACGGCTATGAAAATCACAAATTCGAAATTATTTATGAAATGCCATTCGATGTTATACAAGAAGATTTAAATGATGCAGAAATTGTTTTTATAAAGCTGTATAAAGAATGTGGCATATCATTATTAAATATGAACGATGGCGGTACAGGTGGGAAAGGTTATAGGCATACTGATGAATCAAAAATGCAAATGAGTCTTTTGGCAAAACAACGAGGAGTGCCTATTGAGTTAATAAAAAAAATGCACGAATCAAACAAGGGCAGAAATGTAACTGATGAAGTAAAAAAAAGAATTAGCGAAAAGCTAAAGGGCATGAAACATAGTGAAGATAGAAGGTTAAATATAATGAAATCTTTACAAGGTAAGTGGAAAGCAAATAAAGGTTCTTTTCAAATTGGTCATAAAGCAAAACTTACAAAAGAACAAGCAGATGAAATAAGAGGCAAGTATATCCCAAGAGAATATTCAATAAGAAAATTAGCATTTGAATATAATGCAGACACTAAAACAATAAGAGGGATTTTGAATAAGACAATTAAATGTTATTTATGATTTACGGAATAACTTACACAGATGTGAATATGACTAAGGCGGCTGAATTGTGTCAAAAGTCTATGGAATTGAATGGTGCTGATTTATGTGATATTGCAACTGAATCATACATAGAGCAGTATTTTAAAAAAGTAAATTACCAAATATTTAAAGAAGGCGCAAGAGGCGCAAACTGCTATTGGTTGTTTAAGCCATACATAATTTATGATGAACTATTAAGATTGCCGAATGATAGTTACCTAATCTATGCCGATGCAGGTGTAGAGTTCATCAACAATGTAAGCCATATCATAGAAAAGATGGATGAAGATATTTTCTTTTTTGGGAATAACTGGAATCATGTTGATTGGTGTAAGGCTGATGTGTTGAATATTATCAACAAAAACGGTGAAAATGTAGAGAATAAAAAACAAGTACAAGCATCGGTTATATTCTTTAAAGTAAACGACAACACAAGAAGATTCGTAAAGGAGTGGTTGGTATGCTGCCAAATGCCTGACTTCATAGATGATACGCCAAGTAAGATGCCTAACTACCCTACTTTTCAAGAACATCGCCATGACCAATCAATCCTCACTTGTTTGCAGATTAAATACGGTTACAAACTTCACTACTGGCCTGCCTCCTACTCAAACGGTGCATTTACTTACGATAAAATAGAGCAATACTCAAACGATAACTATCCTATCATATTTAACCACCACAGACGCAGAAATGAAGAATTTTAAACACAACGGGAAGTACAGCCAAAACGGTGAACAAGGTATTATTGATGAAGTAATTAAACGAGTGCAACCCACTTTCAATGTAGCTGTTGAATTTGGCGCACCTACTAAGGCTTACTGCTCTAATATTTACCATTTAGAAAAACAAGGATGGAATTGCATATTTTTTGACAGCGACCCAAACGAAGCAGGGATAATAAAGAAATTCATCACTAAGGAAAACGTGAATGAGTTACCTGAATGCTCAATCATTTCTTTCGATACAGACGGAGCAGATTATGAGTTATGGCAAGCGTATAAAGGCGAACCTATTTTAGTGATAGTAGAGATTAACTCCAGTATTGACCCGGACAAAGATTATTTCACACTTAAAGACGGATGCAACTTTTCCTTAATGAATAAGTTAGCAGAAGAAAAGGGCTACACGCTTTTATGCCATACAGGCAACTGCTTATACATTCGCAATGACTACGCTCATTTATTTCCTGAAGCGGATAAAACCTTTGATACAACATGGTTATAAAAAACTATTGGCCTGAAGGATATGAAGAAGATTTTAAAGTGTTGGATTTGCCGATGCTTAAAAAAGCCATTAGTGAATTAAGCGGAAAAACCTGTTTAGAGATTGGGTGTGGGAACGGAAGATGGACAAGCGAATTGTTAGTACCTAAGTTCAAAGAAGTCCATAGTGTAGATATTATAGAAAAACCCAAATACGAAGGGTTCAAGTATTACAAAACAACGGATTGCAATTTAACTCCATTTAACGGCTTAAAATTCGATTCTGTTTATTCTTACGGGGTATTTTGCCACCTTCCTTTAGAGTGCCAAAAAACGTATTTAAAAGCCATTAGAAAACTACTGACAGGAAAGGGATTGGTAATGTTTGCGAACTGGGATAGACACCCTGCATTGCAAGGAAGAAAAGATGATTTTTTGGATGGATGGTTTTATAACGATTTAGAGATTACGGGAAAGTTATTAAAAGAAACAGGCTTTGAGTGGATTGATTACGACATTAATAACAGAGATACATTAGCAGTAATATGGTAACAAGTTTATCAATAGGAACGGGAGGACTTGGAAGGTATGGAAACCAACTTTATACTATTGCAGGCACAATAGGCATTGCAACTAAAAACGGGTTGCAATACGGCTTCCCTAAATGGAAGAATTATGATAATGCTTTGTTTGGCGGTGAAATAACCGATTATAATGAGTGGTTTATAAACCCTTTACCTACTATTCCCGATGGCAGGCAATGGCAAGAGTACCCCTACTTTTGGGGTTATAAAGATATTGAGATTAAAGGTGATTGGAACATTCACGCACACTTACAAAGCCCTAAGTTTTTCGAGCATTGCATGGACTTAGTAAGGCACTACTTCAGGATGAAAGATGAACCACCGCAAAATGATTGTGTAGCTATTCATTATCGTGCAGGAGATTACACAGAAGGCGGTTATCATCCACGATGTTCAAAAGAGTATTACAGGGAGGCTATTAAATTAATGCCCGCCAATTCTAAATACGTTGTTTTCACCGATGATATAGAAGATGCGAAAAATAAGATTGAATTGAATTGTGAGTATGTAAGCGGTCATTATTTGGAAGATTTTAAACTAATGAAACGGTGCAGAAATTTTATCATTGCTAACAGTTCATTTAGTGCAATGGCGGCAATCTTAGGTGAGCATCCTGAAAAGAAAGTAGTCTCCCCCTCTCGTTGGTTTGGCGAAGGTGTAGATTTAGAAACAAAAGACATTTATCACGAAAACTGGATAAAACTATGAACCTACTTTTTTCAATCCATTTATACTATCCTAAACATTCAGCAGGTGCAGAATCCTATGTTCGCAGCATGGCAAAGGAAATGATTGCAAGAGGTCATGAAGTTAAAATAATACTGCACCAAGCGAATCAACACAAGATAAAAGAAATGTATGATTTTGAAGGTGTGATGATATTCCCTCCTGACCCTTACATGATAGAAAAGTTATTTGACTGGGCTGATGTGGTTTTATCTCATTTGGATTATAATAAATGGACTTCATGGGAATGTGCCAAAAGAAATAAAAAGTTTGTTCATATTGTTCATAATGATATACCTTACCCATCAGTAAGTGATAGCCCCTGCCCTGTTAAAGTAATTTATAACGCTGAATGGTGCAAGAAGAATTTAAACTACAAATGGCCTTCGATTACTTTTCCGCCTCCAGTTAATACCGATACCATAGCACCAAACAGGCAAAAGAAATACATTGCAATGGTTAACCTCAATCACAACAAAGGGGCTTCACATTTTTACTCTATTGCTAAGAAGATGCCTGACTATGAATTTTTAGCCATTAAAGGAAGTTATGATAATCAAATACTAACTACTTTACCCAATGTTAAGACCGTACCACCGACCCCGTACATTCGGGAATATTACAAAGATGTTGCTGTGATATGTATGCTATCACATTATGAGTCGTGGGGCTTAGTCGCAACCGAAGCTATGTTAAACGGCATACCAGTAATTGCAAACCCTACGGAAGGGCTAAAAGAAAATTTAGGAAGTGCAGGGATATTCATGGACAGGAAAGATACCGCAGGCATAGCTAAAGAATTAAGAAAGCTAATGACCGATGATGAATACTATAATAAGTGGTCAAAGAAAGGATTAAAAAGAGCAAAAGAATTAACCCCTAAATGGGATGAATTAGAAAACTTTTTATTAACTTAGCATTGCATAAGAATTATTTTGTTACCGCCCTGTTATTCTTAACGGGGCTTTTTCATGAGTTGACAAAACCAAATTTTACCCTTTACCTTAGTAGTAATTTTAAGCATGAACGAAATTTGGGAGATTAAAGAAACAGACGGTAGCGAACCCGTAACACTCCAAACGGCTAAAGATTGGTTGAGGGTTACTTCATCCGATGATGATACTATCATTACCGACCTTATCACAGTTGCCCGTAAAAAGATAGAACGCTATTGCACCCGTTCTTTAGTAAATAAAACCATCGTTTTAACTGGACGGATTGAGGAATACTTTTTACTACCTTATACCCCTATTAATTCGGTTTCACAAGTAAGAGTTTTACAAGGGCAAGATATAGGAACAGGCGAAAACGATTGGGAGACATTGGATGCAGACGAATATCAATTAGTAGGATATTACCAAAAGCATTTTAAGCCCTCTTATTCGGGAACTTATGAAATTACCTATACAACATTAGGCGATACAGATAAAGGGCTTTTAACGGACTTAAAACGTGTTTTATTGTGGTTGTATGAAAATCGTGGAGACGATTCAGACGGTATGCCGATGGAGTTAATGAGCAATGCAAAACAATTAAAGGATTTATCTTATTTATAATGGGAATTGGATGCAGCCGTAAGGTTAATATAGTTGTGGCTTCTTACTCAACAGGTGTTGATGGTGTAGAACCGCAATCAACCCAATTAGGGCAGGTGTGGGCGCAAATAAACACTATTTCCCAAACGAAGTCTTTTGATGCAAACAAAGCGGCTTTTAAAACCTCTTATGAGTTTTTAATAAGGTATGATTCAGCATTGGATATTTCTATTCGGGCAATGATTGAGTATAACAACAGGACTTATATCATTCAGAGTATTGACAGAGTTGATAGAGTAAGAGCAGAGGACAAGTTCGCAAGTCAGTTACAGAACAACCCCGAAGGGAAGTATTGGCGAATAGTAGCAACCTCACAAGATATAAGTTAATGGCAGCGAATTTAAGTTTAAATCTAAAGGGCTTAGATGCGTTAAATAAAAAGCTAAACGGCTTGCCGAAGGTTATACTTCAAGAAATAGACGGGGAAATTGAAACGGGCTTAAAAGAAGTAAACCAAAAACAAAAAAGTCGTGCGCCTTATAACGATGGGGCATTAAGGCAAATGAATGATTACCGTAAAGAAAAAGAGGGTTATCATGTTTTATTTAATAATGCTGCTCATTCTGTTTACGTTGAGTTTGGCACAAGAGGCAAAGTAAGAACGGATATTTTAGGGAATAATTTAAGTGCAGTCGCAGCAGAGGCTTATCAAAAGGCAAAAGGTATGCCCAAAAGCGGTGTAACATTTTATGAGGCTATTTTAGATTGGGTGAAGTCGAAAGGTATTACAGCAAGGTATTCAGTAAAAACAAGAAAGAAACTTAAATCAACAGCATCAGATGATAAAAGAGAAAGGCAAGCGGCTTTTATGATTATGAGATACATTAAAAAACATGGTGTAGCCCCACAGCCTTTTTTCTTCAATTCATGGTTTGAGGAAAGGCCAAAGATTAATAAAAAGATTGGTGATGCTTTAAAACGTGCAATGAAATGAAAGACGGCATAAAATTTATACGGGATTCTTATTTTGACTTGTTGCAGGGTATTACTTACAACGGCACTACTATTCCCGTTTACGATGAAGAAGCAGACGAAACAGGGAACGACTTTTACATTATCATTTCCACTTTAACCGATGCTTATATTCCTGTAAAAGCCAAGTTCTTCAACGAGGTTACTATTTTAATTGATGTGGTTACAACCTTCAATACAAAGATGTAT